CTGATTGCTGCCGAGAAAGTCGGTATTACCAGGAATGGTTATTTACATCTCCCGGAATTCGACCATTATAAAGAGAAAATTCTGGATGGTTCGTTTCAGACCTGGGTAGACCGAACTGAAATACTTAAATTTGATTTTTCTGAAGATGTCACAGATTAGTATGACAAGCGGAGGCAGTGACCCCGCACAGAATGCACCAACACAGGATGCAACTACCCATCTCTCCGCGGATTTGGGAGAGATAATGAGCTCCAGTTCTTTGATGAAGTCGGAGCATGTTCCTCGAGCGCACGTGAATCAACGTATGCCGAGGAATGATCTTACGGATTACCTTACTCGGTATGCCGAGATCGCGCAATTCACATTTACTGACGTTACACCGGGTAAGGGCCAAGCGGTCGTTGTAGCCCCCTGGCAACAGTTCCTACTGAATTCTTACATCGCTGCTAAGACATCAAATTATTTCCTCATTCGTGGTACTTTGGAAGTTATGGTCGTCCCAGCGTTTCCAGCAAATGGATACGGAGCTTATACTGTGACGGCATACCCGATTGGCAATCCGAATAACTCAACTGCCACTGTTCAGCCGAATTTTACGACTTGCATGCAAACTGACCATTTTACCTATCTGGATGTTGCTGCGTGTGAGAATACCACGATGCAGCTTCCGTTTCTGTGGCCCTATGACTATGCGAGCATATCTACGTTGACTACAGGTACCAATGGTGGTGCAGAAGACGCCATGTGGGCACTTAGAATTTGGTGTCTATCTCCGGTCAAAACTTCGATACCAGGAGGTGTTACATCTGGTTCTATACGAGTTTATGCCCGATTGCTTCCAGACTATGAACTTGTCGTGCCTTCGTTACAGGGTAAGCGTAAACAAAGTATGGTAGGGAATAAACGAATGGAAGGTATGACCGGTGCAGCTGATATGGTTGCAGGCGGAAAGTATAAGGGCGTGGTTTCTGGCCTTGCAGATAAGGTATCGGGTGTTACTTCAATGTTATCCACTTTGCCCGTAATAGGACCTTATGCAGGAGTAGCTACTAAGATAGCGGATACAGTAGGAGACGTCGCCTCCTGGTTTGGTTTCACCCGCGAGGATGCGGAGAAAGTACCGGTCCCTATGACACAGCGTCCATTCTCTAATCCAGCTCATATTGACGGTGATGATACTTCTGAGTCTGCTACGCTGTCTATGGCCAATTCAATTAGTATTGATCCGCTGATAAACGGCGTGAGTCCAAGCGAGGATCAGATGTCATTTCCATCTTTGTTTTCGCGTTGGACTTTGGTTAAGGAGATGACATGGACTCCTGATCAGACGACGTCTACTATTTTGGGCTCTATACCCGTATCTCCTTTCTATGGTGAGGGGGTTACTAGTGCTACTACAGCCCAAATTTACCTCACCACTGCGGGATATTGTGGATTGCCATTTAAATATTGGCGTGGAGACATGGAATATAAAGTTGTTATTCCCGTCTCAAAATTACACCGTGGCACTCTTCAGGTCTATTGGGTACCGTCAGGGGCGACCTCTACGGCTACTCCCACTGTATCTGCACTGAACGTTATATACGATGTTGCTGCTGATGAGGAGAAGCAGATTTCCGTGGGATACGCGCAAGATAGGCCATACTTGTATAGTATTATCCTACCCCAGGATGTGCCCATACTCCCTACCGACTACCTTAATGGGCGCCTTTTATTTATGGTTGTTAATCCTCTTCAGTCTCAGAACGCTGCTACGGGCGTGGACATATTGGTGTTTGCGCGTGCTAAATCTAATATGGACTTTCAGGTTTTGACCGATGTTGTTGAGTTCTATACTACAGGTGGCGTTGCAACTGCTTTTATTCAGAACAATTCCTTTACTTACCAAGGAGCAACTGGTGATGAGGATGAAGAGGAAGACACTGTGGTGTCCTTGGTCCCTGATACGGGATCATATCCTGCTCCTGAAATTAACTTCGGAGAAAATGTATCTTCGGCGCGCGCAATGATGCAGAAGTTTTCGTGGATAGCACGTACACCCGACATGAACAATAATTTTTATCACATGCCATATCAGTATGCCAATACAGGTGCACATGTGATGGTGTATGATTCGCACTACGCATATTTGTTTCATGGTGTTGCCTCGTCAATGCGTTGGAAAGTTCTTCCCACATCACTAACCGCCATGTTTTCGGCGCATTTACAATCCCCTAATAGACGCGGAGTTCATACACAGGGAAATGACAATTTGTTCCCAACCCAGATTCCGGTTTCTGGAGGAGGTGAGATCCGCATTCCATACTACTCGCCCATGAAATATGGGTTGATGCGAACTAGTGATCCTAATAGTCTACAAGATTACGTATCTGTGATAGATTCAGCTGGGGCGGAGGTAACAAAACGCACATGTCGTGCTGCGGGCTCAGACATTCGCATAACTTGTTTTGCCTCTGTTCCATTGGTTACGCTTACAGATGGTAGTACTCCGACATCACCGTGGGTGTAAGTTAAACTGTGGCTAGCAGTTATTCTAGCAATTTTCGTTTGGTTAACATTAGTTGACAAACCCCAAAAAAAAAAAA